TCTGCGAGAAGTCGACGAGCGCGAGGTTGCCGGTGTCCGGAGTGCCGGTGGTGTCCTGCACCCGGTTGGTGATGACGATCGGGTGGCCCAGGAGGGTGTAGCCGACGCCCTTGGAGAGGTCCGGCTGGACCGCGTACTGGTTCGAGCCCGTGCCGGCCTTGATCTTCCGGAGAGCGGTGAACTCCCGGCTGGTCATGACCCACTTGAGCGCCTCGACGTTGACGTTGCCGCCCAGCGCAAGCGCCTCGGCATCCATCAGGTCATCGAAGCCCAGTGCGCCGACGGCCGCGGGGCCCTGGGTCGCGTAGGCGAACAGCCCGCGCGGCAGGGTGCCGGACGCGCCAGTCGAAGCGGAGAGCAGCTGGGCGTCCACGACATCCGCGACGTCCTTGACCAGGCGAGCCTTCAGGGCCGCATCCAGCGCCACGACGGACTGGCGAGCCAGCTCGTTCGAGAAGCGGGTGAGGACCTTGACGGACTTCATCGTGGTCGGGAGCAGCGTGATCTCGTCGAAGTCCGGGTCGTCGTCGCTGATCTGCTCGTTCTGGCCGTACCAGGCCGGCGTGGTCGGTGCGCCACCCTTGGGCAGCACGAGCGGACCGGCGGTGTCGACGATCTGCGGACCGGCGGACAGGAAGACCGACTTCGCCTCGAGGGGCTGCACCAGTACGGCGCGCACCTGGTCGGCGGTCAGCTCTGCGGAGTTGGCGCTCGAAAGGGCCATGATTGGGTACCTCGTTCTGTCGGAGTGGAAGGTGATGCGGGAGAGGGTCGCTCTCGGGGCATCAAGCCCACTGAGCAGAAACAGGTAGAGCGCCAGGCTCTAGTCTCCAGACTACCAGAAGCCTAACGCTCTACCTGAGGTTGAGGGTTGATCAGGCGTTGCCGTGGAGCAGCCCGGCCAGCGAGAACGCCTCGTTGGTCGCGCCGCCCGCACCCTGCCCGATGTCCTCGGAGACCCGGCGGGTTGCCAGATGGGGCTTCGCTGCGAGCAGACCGTCGATCGCGCCGGCCAGAGCCTCGGGGGACTCGAGCAGCGCCGCGTCGAACGGAAGGTCGGTCGGATCGGCCAGCTTGCCGGCGGCCGCAACGCGTGAGCGGAACAGCTCCTCCTGGTAGCCGGTGACGGTGCCGGTCAGCTCGTCCAGCTTGGTCTGGACCTCCTTGGCGGCCGTGCGGTGCTTGGCCGCCTCGGCGCGCAGCTTCTCGACGTAGTCGCGCGGGAAGGTGTCGCCGGCCTCGAGCTCAGTGTCGAGATCTACGGTGGTGTCGGTCATGATGTGGAGCCTCCAGAGCCCTCGTTGAATCGTGCGTACAGATCGTCGAGCGTCTTCTGCTCGGCCTTGTCGAGCGGCTGACGGCCGACTCGATCAGTCGTGGGGACGGGGACGCATCGGCACCCCGTGTGACGGTGCATCGGCTGGGAGATCGGGTAGACGTACCCCTCCTTCCATAGCCAGAAGCATAGCTCGCAGCAGTCCGGGTTGATGCCCCGCCGGTAGCCATCCATCGGCTTCTCGGCATCCGGACGGACCGACTTCTGGAGCCGTACGCCGTCCTGGTAGCCACGCTGCACGGCGGCGATCGGCTCATCCTTGGCCAGGCGCTCAATGCGATCCAGGTCCGTCGACTCGGCCGGGATCTCCGAGAGGAGCGTGTAAACGGCCTTCTCCAGCCGGTCCGTGAGCTCGACCTGCCGCTCCACGAAGTCGATGTCGGCCTCGGGCAGCGGAGCGTCGTTTACACGCTGGATGAAGTCGTCCGGAGCGGGCCGGCGCGGTACGTCGTCCACCGGCACGATCGCTCGGCCGTCGACCGGGACCGCCTGGTAGCCGAAGAGCCGGCCGATGGCCTCGCCCTGCAGCACTGCGTTGGTGAGCACGCCGACCAGGAGCCGAACGAACTCGGCCTCGGGCAGCTCAGCACGAAGCGCCCAGACTGCCAGCACGGCGGCTGCAGTCTGGGCTCCGAGGTCGTCGAGCGTCTCGTAGGTGAGTACGGGCTGCTCTTGTGCGGGCTGGGTCACTCGGCCACGACCGTCGCATCAGCCTGAGCAGCCGGAGCAACGGGTGCGTTTACACGCGGCTGGAGGACCAGCTTGTCGGCCGCCTCAGCCCGGCGCGCGGCGCGGATCTCAGCGATCTCGTCGGCGTCGTAGCCCAGCTTGGCCAGCGCGTAGTCCGCGGGTAGCAGGTTGGCCTGGTGGAGCTTGACCGTGGCGTCAGCCTCCTGAGCGACCGAGCGGGTAGCCGGGTCGGCCCAGCGGACCTTCACCTCGAACGAGCCAGGATCGGTGTCGTTCCGGATGCCCTCCATGAGCCGGCCGATCGCCTCGATGGGACGACCGAACAGCGCCTGCTTCGCCTCAGCGCGAGCAGACAGGGCGGCCTCGGCGGCCCGGAGACCGTCGGCGCCCGGAACCTGCCCGGACAGCGCGCCCAGATAGTGAGCCGGCAGCGCGGAGACGGCCATGATCTGGCCGAGCAGCACCTTGACGCCAGCCTCGTACGACTGCAGGTCAGCGGCCGGCAGGGAGCCGAACTTCGCCTCGATCGCCTCGCTGATCATCATCCGGTCGCCCTCGGGGAACGGGTTGACCGCGTTGCCGTCCTCGTCGGTCTGCATCTCGACGCCGGTCGCCCAGCGCCGCGGCCGAGCATAGAACTCGGAGCCGACCATGAGGTCCGCAAGCAGCTTGTTGAGGCCGTCCACCAGGGGCTTCAGGTCCTCGATCTCCGTCTGGCCAGGCCCCAGCAGTCGCTTGGCGTTGCGGAACTCGACCACCGGCACGACGCCGAGCGGGTTCCGCACCGTACGACCCTCACGCCAGCCCTGGACAGCACCTTCGCCGTCCGCCGAGTAGGCGATGACCGCGTCGGGCAGGTAGAGACGAGCCTCGGTCCGGCCGCCGGCGACGGTCCAGCGCTTCAGCGCCGAGACGATCTCACGGCTACCCGGGTCGCGCTCGACGATCACCTGGTGGGCAGACTCGACGGAGACGCGCGGCTTGGCCTGACCGGTCCGGTCCCAGACGATCGCGTAGGACGAGCCGAGACCGAGCGCCTCGTAGAACGCGATGGGCAGGAACTGGTCGAGGTCGTTGGCCTGGAAGTCGGACCAGAGCTCGTTGGAGTGCTGGCCGCCCACGCGCAGATCCGTGACCCGGAGACGCTCCGTGATCGCCTGGACCTGGACAGCGGGCAGGTTGGAGGCCATGCGCGACAGCTTGGTGGCGTCGCGGGCCGTGGTGGACAGGAAGGCCAGCGGCTGCTTCCCGTCGAGGTACTTCTCGTTCTCGGCGATGCTGGAGGAACGCTCGTCGAGCGCCTGGGCCAGATCGATTACCTTCTGCTGCGTGTCAGTCACGCGAAGCTCCCTACCTTCTTGGGCTTGAGCGTGTGAAACGCCGCTCGGTCTACTGCAACGATACCAGCGACCGCGCTGTCGATCTTGTGGGCCGAGCCCTTCTTGTCCTTGCTGATGAGGTCTCCCAGGTTCGTGTTCTTGGCTACCGCGTTGTTGAAGTGAGCCGCCATCCGGGCGTCACCGTCGTTCTCCAGGCCGTTCTCGAGGATCAGCTGGTACATCCGGTCGGTCGCCGGCGCCATCCGGGCAGCGTGAGCCGTGTTCCACTCGATCACCCGCCGGTCGCCGTGCCGCTTCGCCCAGTTCTGGATCTCCGACTGCCAGCCCCACGGGTCCGCGGCCAGCTCAACCACGTTGTACCGCTTGAAGGCCTCGGCGACCGCCTTGTCGACCTCGTCACGCGGCACCCGCCAGCCCGGCTTGTTCGGAGTCGGGTTCTCCCACATACCGACGACGAAGACGTACGGCCGATCGCCGAGCGTGCAGCCGACCAGCACGGTGCTGTCACCCGAGCTCGAGCCGTCGAACGCCAGGACGACCTTCTCCCGCTTCCCGACGATGCGCTCCTTGGCCAGGCCCTTCCAGGCGCCGATGGGCAGCCAGGTATTCTCCGAGCCGACCCACTGGCCGAGCCGGTACCGGCGGAAGGCCTCCTCGCGGATCGTCTTCATCTGCGCACGGAGCGCGTCGGCCATCAGGAAGTCGCCCAGTGCCGGGTTCGCGACCGCCCAGGCCTCCTCGTCATCGATCGCGCATCCGTCAGGCGCCCCGTACTCGACGTAGACGAGCTCCTTGGCGTCCACGCCCTCACGGGCCCACTCGACGAGCTTCCACATGACCGAGTCGGTGTTGTCGGCCGGCGTCGAGATCGCCAGGGTCAGCGACTCCTCCCGCTTGCCGGACGCCGACGTGACGGCCTCCCAGACCTTCGGGGTGACAACGTGCAGCTCGTCCACGATCTGGAGGGTCGGATCCCAGCCCTGCAGAGCACCCTCGTCAGCCGGCAGCGCCCGCATCTCGGAGTCGGTCTGGGGAACGTGGATCCGGTCGGCGTAGATGTGGGTCTGCTCGAGGAGTCGCGGGGAGAGTTCGATCATCCGGCGGGCAGCGCGTAGTACGTGGCCGGCCTGGCGCTCGTCGCTGGCCACCACGAGGACCTGCGCACCCTCTACCTCGTCGGCGAACAGGGCGTACAGCGCGAGGACGGCGGCCAGGCCGGTCTTGCCGTTACCGCGAGGCAGGCTGACCAGACCCTGACGGGGCCGATCGGCGTCGGGGAACATCTGCCGCACGATGTCGACCTGCCAGTCGCGCAGGACGAACGGCTTCTTGGCGCCGACGCCCTTCGGGACGACCAGGTACTCCTCGGCGAACCAGACGATCCTCTGCCAGCCACGGGGGGGAGCTGCACTGAAGTCCAGCGGCTCAGCTGTGATCTGTCCCTTCGGACCGGGCTTACCTGCCATGCGCTCCTCCTTCATCAATCCCGAGTCGATCCCACCCAGTCCCACTGCCTCTCCTAAGGGAGAGAGGCAGGTGGGAATCACGGGGCGTAGCTGTCCCAGTGGGAATCAAGTGGGAATGACCCCCCTCTGACCTGCGGTTATGCATTCCCACCTTCGATCCCACCGTCCCATTATCACGGAGAGTGAGTCCCACCGACCGTCCCACCACCCCCTTTTGAGCGAGCAGGTGGGAATCACCCAAAGTAAGCGCGATCGGCATGCATGTCACTCT